GGAGGTAATCGACGGCAATGAATGCGATGTTCTTTTCCCGCTTCATGCGCCTGGCTTTGGCGCGGATTTGATTGGCGGTGATGGCCGGCGTATCGTCAACCGTGAGACTCGCCTTAGCGACCGCAACCGCCTCTCGCTGGATCCGCTGCATGTCGCCGGAATTGACAACATGCCCGCGTGACAGGCTGGCGAGGTTGAATTTGGCGCGCGAATATACCAGGCGCTGAATGAGTTGCTCCGTGGTCATCTCGCAAGAGAAAACCAGCACCGCGGATCCAGCGTCCATGCACACGCTCTCGACGATGTTCATCATTAGCGAGGTCTTGCCCATCGACGGGCGGGCGGCAATCACGAACAGCTCGCCCGGCTTTAGCCCTCCCGTTTTCGCGTCAAGCTCGTCAAACCCGGTCTTTAGCCCAACCGTGCCGCCCTTGAGCCGGTTTTCCAGATCGGTCAGAACCCATTGCACCGCGTCTTTCGTGCTGCGTGGCCGCTGGATGTCATTCCCGGCGCTTATGGCGGATAGTGCGGCCTCCGTGGCGTCAAGCAGCTGGCGGGCATCCTCCGGCGCGTCGTAGGCCTGCTGGATGGATTCTGTCGATATGTTTATGACGCTGCGGAGAATTGCTTTATCGCGAAGCTGGCGGCAATGGTAGTAAAAGTGGCTTGGCGTTGGCGCGTAGGTGTAAATGTCGGTTATGGCAGCCGGCCCGCCGGCGCGGTCAAGCAGGTCGCGGTCAAGCAGCATCTGTACCAGCGCGGTCAACTCGACGCCGACATCCGCCATCTCGACCAGCGCGTTAAAAACGATGCGATGGGATGGCAGGTAGAAATCATCCTCGCTCATCCCGTCTTCGGTGGCGCGGGCAAGATATTCAGCCTCTTTCATCATCGTGGAGAGCACGGATTTTTCCGGTCCGAGAGCGTGAGGCAGCGAGCGGGTGACTTCGTAGGATGTGGCGTGGTCGGTCATGGTGACTTGTTTTTTCATAATCCTTTGGCCGCCCAAGCGCGGGCGCGGTCGAGTTCTCCGCTCCAATTATTGAGCAGGGTCTGTAGGTCGCGGCGGCGGATGTCCTTTTCCGGTTCGATGTCTGCGAGGTAGTAGCGGCCCATTCCGGCGATAGCGGCAGGCTCAGGGTTAATCGTGAGCAGTGCGGCGGCTTCGTGGACGGTCCACAGGTTGCCCGGCTTGCGGCGGAACCATCCGCCAATCTGATCCATGCTTGGAGTGTTGTGGTTGACCTTGGTGTTTTTGCGCTCTGTGGTTGAGAGCCGTTTCCATCCTTTCGGCAAACATCTGTTTGAATCCTCGCCATCTTCCCCCCTTTGGGGGTTAGGGGGTATTACTTCCATTCCTATTCCCTTCCATTCCTTTCCTTTCCGTTGAAGCTCAGCTTCAAGCATGGCTTCAAGCTCAGCTTGCCTTTCAGCTTCAAGCCTTGCGTTTTCAGCCCTTGCGCTGCCACCTTTCGAGCCTCCGGAGCGTTTGGAGGCCACCTCTTTTTCCTTTTCGGACGGGTAGCCCCAAAGCGTCAAACCATGGGCGTCGATGTGCCACAAATCGCAAGCGTCTTGCACTTCGGCCAGCGTCACGCCGCATGTCTGCTGCCAGCGGCGGCATTTCCAATCGGCGCACCCGGCGATGATTCCGCCGTTCTCCTGCTCCGCACACCAGACCATGAGGTTGAGCCATGTGGCGCGGTGGACCGGGTCCGACCCGACGTATTCGGGGCGGCGGATGGTGGCGATTGGAAGGTTGAGCCAGTTCATCGGCTTAAAATGGAGCGCCCCGCGCACCAGAAAGGAATACCCAGCTCGGAAAAGCTGGCAGTCTGACGCACGGGGCGCATTTGGCAGTTAGTCTTCATTCCGGTATCCACGGACGGTCACCACTGGCGACGCGTCCATATTCTAATTTTTCGCGCGTATGTCAATCCTCTTTCCGTTCGGCATCCTCAAACCCAAACTTCTCCGCCATCGCCACACAAGCCTCACATTTGCGCGTGGCGTCGCCGGCCATGTGCGTGGCGAGTCTGCCGCACAGCGTCGCCCAGCCGGTCCTGCCGTGAACGTCGGCGTTTATGGCGTGCATTCGCCGACCGTCGGGTACCCATCGGATCTTGGTTTTCACGACTCCTCTCCGATCTTCCTTTCGTCATCGCCGCGCAATGCGGCCCGGTTTTGATTGGCGCAGCCTCCGCACTTGTCGCCGTGCCATCCGTGGTTCTCTTCCAGGTCGGCTTGGCACGCCTCAAGCTCGGTCTCGCCTGTGCGAGGCCATGCGTGAGAGTCAACGCGGTGGCCGCAGCCGCAGGCGGCGACATAGTGGACTTCTGTTATGGTGATGGTAGTCATAATTCTATCGGGTCAAACTTCATCGGGATTAAATCTTGCTCCACATGGTTTTCGGAATCCGCCATATTTCTAACGGCCTGACGATAGTAAGTTTCCTTCAACTCTATCCCGATTGCGCGCCGGTTGTTGATTACAGCGCCGTAGGTTTCGCTGCCGACACCCATAAACGGGGTTAGAACTACCTCGCCAGGGTTTGACCAAAGGACACAAGCGCGCTCAATAACATCAAGCTGCAACGGGTGGACGTGCTTTTCATCATCTTCGCCTTTGGCTGATCGGTAAGGCAACACCCGGTCAATTCTAACGTCATCCCAAAAAGCATCCGCGTATCGCCTCCATATCCAATGAGAGAAGCTGTTTTCTAACTGGTTCTCCATCTTTCCCTCAGTTGCAGCAGCAGCGGCGGGCATGGTCTTATTGCCGGCGTATCTTTCCAAACCCATCGGATGAGATACCGGCACGGGGTTGACACCTTTCTTGCGGAAGATCAACAGGTAATCCGCATTTGCCACGCTGCACCGCGTAGAGTCTTGACATAGCGTCTTGTGATGGAGACTCTTCATCATGGTCCGGTTTCTAACAGTAAGTGGTTCCTTCCATACGTGATAACGAGCGACATAGTTGAATCCACATTTTTCGTGCAGGCGAATTATATCGCCGGGAAAATCCATCAGGTGATCGCACCCGCTGTTGCCGGTGGTCAGATCCATACAATGCACGGCTGACATGCGGCCTGGCACCGTGATTCTGAATTTCTCACGAATGCAATATTCGTAATGCAGAAAAAACTCTTCCTTGTTGACGCAGTTGCTCATATCCCGCTCGTCGCTGGAGTATTGATACAGCCCCGCGAATGGCGGGGAATAAATCGTTAGGTGAACGCTGTCTGATTTGATGTTCTTCATCACCTCGACGCAATCGCCGTTGTATATTGCATACTTGCTTGTTATTTTTTGTTCGATTATAGCCATGACGGTAGTTCCATTTCTTTTGTATGTTTGTTATCTCTCTTTATTCCCTGTGATTTATTCATGTTCTTGACCAACTCCCCAAACATCACGTCAGCCTGATTGGATTTCCGCAGCATGTTTGACCGAACGCCGGTTTCCCCTTCAGTGTAAACCACATCAAGCCGCACTGGGTTCTTTTGCCCAAACCTCCAGCACCGTCTAACGCTTTGGTAAAACTGCTCATAACTATGGCTAGCAAAAGTTACAACGTGATTGCAGTGTTGCCAGTTCAATCCCCACGCTCCTATTTTTGGTTTTATGACAAGCACCCGCAGTTTCCCGCTTTCGAAGTCTGCGTAAATTTCCTCTTTTTCATCGTCTGGAGTTCTTCCCGCAACTTGTCGCGCGCCGGGTATGATCCGCTCCAGCATATCCCCTTCCGCGTTTGAGTGGCACCAAACCACCGCGGGCCGGTCATGGTCCACAAGTCCAGCCACACACTCTCCACGCTGGTCCAACGTGCGCTTGCGCTCGTCACGCTCTTCGCCAAGTCCGAACGCCGGAAGCGTAAACAAGTATCCGTCGGGCGGCGTGTGAGGTGTAATGATGTGATCTATCTGATTTAATTCCGGAAGGTCAAACCCATCGTCATCAAATCCAATATCAGACGGCTTTCTAACGGCCCTTGCCCATGAGCAAACCCATTGCCAGAACGCCGTGATGGCGTGACGTTTAAGGCGGTATTGGCCTATCGTTTGAGCCACTCGGAATGACAGTTTTGCAAAGTGCTTGCCTAGTTTCTCGTTTGTCAGTTGGTCCTTTAGCTCTTTCTTTTGCCCCTTGTCGTCAAGCTGTTTGAAAAACCGCGTAATCATTTCCGAGTAGTTCAACTCCCCCAGCGCTTCGCTTGATGTTCCTAGTTCGGTGTAGTCGTTGGGCGCTGCGGTGGCAGTGCATAGCAGCCTGTAAGGCATCTTGCTAACAAATCGCGTCACGCCCTTTTGTGTCGCTCCGGTGAAGTGTTTGAGTATACTTGATTCATCACACACGCATCCGCTGTAATCGTTAGGATCAAACAAATGAAGCTTTTCATAGTTCGTGACGGTGATATTTTGGGCCGGCCGGCCGTCGCGCGACTGGTGGCATTCAATCCCAAACTTCGCCCCCTCCCTGACCGTCTGCGCCCCAACCGCCAGAGGCGTCAGAATCAGCACCGGCTTGCCTGTCTTGCGGGCCACGTTCTCAGCCCAAACAAGCTGCATCGGAGTTTTGCCAAGTCCGCAATCCGCAAATATCGCGGCCCGCCCTTTCAAAATTGCCCATGTGGTTAGATCTCGCTGGAATGGGAAAAGGAAATCCGGCATCCACAATGGTTCAAATCCAGACGCCTCGCCAAGCTGTGATTTGCTGTCAATAAATTTGTCGTAGTTCATAATTTGTCATCTATCATTGTTCGCCACCTGTTTACACGGCAGCAATTCCTTCAACTCCACAAGCACATAACCAAGGTCGCCAACATGGCCCCAACCGACAACCTGGCTATCAGGTTCCGGCATGGCTTGCACGGCGGCGGCGATGCGTTCGAGCTCGGACATGACCGCGGCGCGCTTTTCAATGTAGGCGTCTTTGGCGGTTTCTGTTATTGGTATGCTAGGCTTCATAATGCTTGATAGTAATAGCCAATACCTTCAGGCCATTCGTTAGTATGAATATCATAAGGAACATACCCGCCATCATGAAACGCGGTGTTAGCGTATGTCACCGGCGGACCATCATCAGCGGTCCAATCCTTGCCGCGGTATTCCCATCGCGTGAAACCTTTCGGTAATAGAGACAGGTCCGGCGGGGGCGGTTGTGGTTGTGCATCGCTCATGGGTTATTCCTCCTTCCATATTCCGCGATCAGCGCGGCGTCTATCTCGCCTATCTCAATCGAAATGCCTGGCTTTTCGCTCCACACCTTTTGCAGCGTCATACTTGAAATCTGCCCGTCGTCGCCATAAAACGCCAGCTTGGTTAGAACGTCGCACACCAGCTTTACCATGTTGTCAAGATCTGGCCTCGTGTAGTTCCACTGCCACATCCTAGCCATCCTTGCTTTGGATTCAGACTTGCGCCAAGGGAATCGAAATACGACGTTTAGCGATACCGGGCCTTTCATCGGCGCGGGTGGCGCGTATTGAGCGCAAAGCGTTAGAAGGTCGTTTTCGGCTGCGGCGTGTTCCTTCTTTGGAAAGAATAGCGGCTTTCCTCCGACCATTACAAGGCGCTTGGTTTGGCTTGTGGCACGGGGGGGCAAGATTGGAAGCGTGAACGATATCACTTTCCACCGCCTTTCTTGGTTTTGATCTTCCCGTTAGAGATTTCAACGCCAATGTCGCCGGTTGCGATGGTGACGCTTGCGCCCTTAATGCCGGGTAAGTCCGGCTGGTTAGGGTCTGGAATCTCCGTGGAAACACTGGATTTGTAAGCGACGGTAAAGCGGATGGACGTTTCAATCTTGGACGCCTCCAAGTCTACGACGCTGCCGAAAGCGACCTTCAGCTTGGGAAAGTCGGCCTCGTCTGAAACCACCTCGTCGATGGTTTCCGCCCAAGCCTTTAGAATATCGTCGGATCGCTCTGTTAGAATCTCCCCGACTTGCGCGGTGATGGTGTCAATAAATTGACCCATCCTTTCATTGTTCACTGTTAGTTTATTCATGTTGGTTTGCTTGGTTATTGTTGGGATTTTCTGGAGAGAGGTTATAACATGTTATTCAGCCAGGAGGCATAATACCACTGTTCTGCTGAAGAATCATGCGGACGTTCTTCCCCGTCTTGAGGCAATAACCCTTCCGCCATTTCTTCGTGTCCTCCCGCAGCACCACCTTCTTGCAGGCAGGGCAGCGGTAGGGATTCCCGGTTTCAGTTTTCTTCTTCATGCGAATTTCCTTGGTTGCTTTCGATTGTCGATCCAGCCGCGCCCGAAGCATTTATTGCAGCGCGACGGATATTCCCGACCACAGCGTCGGTAGATTTCCATGCGGGCCCCGTGGCATTTTTGGCAGTTATGCGCCGTCTCTGGCCGGGGCAGCGCTGGGAGTAGCGGACTCATTTTCAGAGCAGAACAAGTCATGACTGGCAACCCGCTACTCGGGGTTTCTCGGGGCGGTAGGGTGGTGGACATTTTAGGGCTTCGTTGGGGTTTTCTCGCCAGCGGGTGCCAGCACATCGGCGTTATGCCCAAGGAATAGATCCCCCTGGGCGAGTTCATCGGTGATTCGTTTCAGTGCCGTGGCGTAGTGCGTCGGGTCTTTCTCGATCCCCACGAAGCGGCGTCCGGTGCGGATGCAGGCGATTCCGGTTGTCCCGCTCCCCATGTATGGGTCGAGCACGGTTGCGCCAGTGGGGATTTTTGCCTTGTCCATCGCCCACGCCATCACGATTATCGGCTTTTGTGTCGGGTGCAGGTGTTCCCCGATTTCAGAGTCACGGCATAGCCCGTTCCACATATGCATTTTCAGGCGGGCAGAGCAGCCCACGTTGCACCATGCCAGCTCGCAGTCAGAGAGATTGTTTTCCGCAGTCCCGCCGCGCTTGTCCCATACCAGCCACGCGGGCGAGTCCGGCAGGCGGCTTGCGTAGTGGTTTGCCCCCCACATTACGGTCGGCACGTCGAGCGCGAGAAGTGGCGCGGGGTCGAACGGCGCATCGTGGCCGATGATTTTTTCAGCACGGCGGCGAGTCCAGTTCCTGCCGCCTTTCGCCGTCGAGTTCACGCCAGACCATGAGTGTCCATAAGGCGGATCGGTAGCGATGGCATCAGCTTTCACCGTGGCGAGCAGTGGCAGGCAATCCCCGAGATACAACGTCACGCGGCCACACGAAGAGGCATAACAAGGCATCGCAGCCAATGACTGCCCGGCGGGAGTCGAGGGCGAGGGCGGAGCGGTAGGGCGGGCAGTCATGGCTGGATTTTATCGTTCTACGAAGATGGATCGGACCTCAATCGTAGCGTTTGGGATTACAGCTTCAAACCATCCGCAGTCGGTTCGATGCGCGTCGTGTTGGGGTCTTTCGAGGATGGGTAAGGGTTGGAGACATACTGGGGATATTCTTCGCCAATCGCCTTTAGGTCCATTCCAAGCCACATGACCGCCTCTTGCAGCTTCGTCAAAGAAAGTGAGCGTTCGCGGCTGGCGCGGTAGTCCACGGGTTCTGCGGGTTTCCCGTCCGATCCGGTGACAGACGGGTCGAGCGTTGTCACGTTTTTCAGGCGTTGGATCAGTCCGTCGATGTCGCGGCGGAATGTCTTAGTGTCTGCGATGATGTCTTCGATTTTCGGGTGCATGTTATTTGTTGGTTGTGGATGCGACCGGCATCCGGCGGAGAATAAAGACGTAGAACAAGTGGATGGTGCCGACGTGGCTAAGGCAGTTCTTTGGCTGGGTTTGACGGGTCAGCCGCTCCACGCGGCACATCACAGGCGTTCTCCGGAGATTGGATTTCCACGTCCGGGGTGATTTCGTTGCCCCATGAAGCCCATCCGTGGCGCTTCCTGCGCGCGAACATTTCAAGGTAGGGACCGGGGCTGACTTGCTCCACGATGCTCTGGAACTCTTCCGGCTTCGCGCTGTGGCGTCCCCGTGGCCATCCCCACCAGTTGCGATCCATGCGCCTTTTCGTGGCGAGCTTGCCACGGCGGCAGAACAGGATCGGCTCCACGCACGG